GGGCGAGGCCGCCGCATCGATCCGGGGAAAGGTCGACACAGAGACAAGCGCCGGCCGACGAGTGGCGGCGGATACCATTCAGAGGGCTCCGGCCCCCAGCGGGTGGAAGGCCCGCGCACCCTTTCACTGGCGACCGAATGACCGTCATCAGTATCGCCAATGCGGCGCGCGAGGTGGCGCTGGCGATGGCGGAGGCGATGCAGCCGCCGCCGCCGGTCGATTATCTCGACTGGGCCGAGCAGCACATCGTCTTCTCGCGGCGCGAATCGTCGTTCCCCGGGCCGTACAACCGGCGGAACTTCCCCTACTTCGACGAGGTGCTGCGCGCGCTCTCGCCGGACGACCCGTGCCGCATCGTGACGCTGATGTGCAGCGCCCAGATCGGCAAGACGGTGATGGGCAATATCTTCCTCGGCGGCTCCATGGACATGGACCCGACCGACTTCATGTTCGTCCACCCGACGGAGGACAATGCCTCGCGCTGGTCGAGGCTCAAGCTGAAGCCGATGCTGCGCGGCACGCCGGCGCTGGCGAAGCTGTTCCCCGAGAAATCGCGCGACGGCGCCGACGCCATCCTGCTGAAGGAACGGCCCGACGGGCTCGGCGCCATCCTGATCAGCGGCGCCAACAGCCCGAGCTCGCTCAGCCAGGTCACCATGCCCCGCCAGGTGCAGGACGACCTCAGCAAGTGGGAACTGAACGTCGCCGGCGATCCCGAGATGCAGGCCGACTCGCGCAGCGGCTCGGTCGAGTTCGCCAAGGTCCTGAAGTGCAGCACGCCGCTCGTCATGCCGGGCTGCCGGATCACGCGGAACTTCGCCGACGGCAGCCAAGAGCACCCCTACGTCCCGTGTCCGCACTGCGGCCACATGCAGGTGCTCGAGTGGGACAACATGCTGGCGCAGCTCGACCCGGAGAACCCGGACGGCGCGCACTTCGTCTGCACGGGCGAGGGCTGCGGCGCGGCGATCGAGGAGCATCATCGCAACCACCTGCTGGCCGGCCTCGAGTGGCGCGCCCACAATGCGAAGGCGGCGCGCTATCACCGCAGCTTCTGGATCTGGAGCGCCTACTCGAAGCTCAAGAGCTGGAGCCGCATCGCCCGCGACTGGCTGCGGGCGAAGGGCGACTCGGCCGCCGAGCAGGTGTTCTGGAACGACACGGTCGGCCGCGCCTGGGAGACCCGCGGCGAGGCCCCGCCGTGGGAGAAGCTGCGCGACCGCGCCGCCCAATCGCCCTATGCCCGCGGAGAAATCCCGCCCGGCCACCTGGTGCTGACCATCGGCATCGATTGCCAGGCCGACCACGTCAAATGGCAGGCCGTCGCCTGGGGCCGCGAGTTCCGCCGCGCCGTCGTCGACTACGGCGCGATCACCGGCCACATCGGCGACGCCGCCTGCCGGGCGAAGCTCGACGATCTGCTGAAGCAGAGCTGGCCGAACGGCACCGGCAACCGGATCGCCATCGACATGGCGGCGATCGACGGAAATGCCTGGACCGAGGACGTGTGGGACTGGGTGCGCAAGCATCCGAAGCATCGCCTGATCATGGTGCGCGGCCGCGGCGAGGATCACGCCCCGCGCCTCGCGCGCATCAAGAAGGAACGCAACGACCGCACCGGCAAGCTGCTCAAGTGGGCCGGGAGGTTCTTCAACTTCGCCGCCAGCGTCCTGAAAATGGCGCTCTATCGCGACCTCGCGAAGGACGACCCACTGCAGTCGGGCTTCGTGAGCTTTCCGCGCGGCCTGGAAGACGAGTACTACCGCGAGCTCACGGCCGAGCGCCGCCAGCCGCTCAAGCGCCACGGCTTCACCCTGTGGCGCTGGGTCAAGGATCCCGGGCAGCCCAACGAGGCGCTCGACACGATGAATCAGGCCGAGACCGCCGCCACCCGCTTCGGCGTGCGTTCCCTGCCCGACGAGACCTGGGCCCGCCTGGAGCGCGAGCGCGAGACGCCCCCGCCGGAGTCGGCCCAGCTCGATCTCGAGGACATGCTCGGCCTGCAGCCTCAGGCGCAGCCGCAACCGCAACGCCAGGCCCGCGGACGCCGCGTGCTGTCGAGGGGAATCTGATGGCCGGTGTCACGCTCGCCCAGGCGCAAGCTCAACTCGATGCCTGGCTGGCCGCGTCACTGAAGGTGGCGACGCAGGGCCAGGCATACGAGATCGAAGGTGGTGGTGGTGGTGGCGGATCGCGTTCACTTACGCGGGTCAACGCCGAGCACATCGACCGCATGATCAAGTATTGGCGCGAGCAGGTCGCCGTCCTGTCCTCGCCCTCCGGCGCCAGCGGCGTCCGCCGGCGCGTGCGCTACGTGGTGCCGCACTGATGCGCGCGGCGAAAGCGGGAGTGGGGCTCATGACCCCTCCGTCGGCTTCCCTTCGGCTTCGCTCAGGGCAGGCGCCGACACCTCCCCGCGCTGCGCGCAGGGAGGGAATGGGGCTGGCGACGATCGACGACCTGGTTGGCATGGACGATCCGGGCCTCGACGTCACGCGGCGCGCGCGGCTCGAGCTGGAGGGCGCGGCGACGTCCGACACCTCGGGCGGCTACAAGGGCGGGCGCAAGGATCGCCGGAGCTTGCGCAACTGGCGGCCCAAGGGCGGCTCGGCCGACGCCGACGTGCTGCTCGACCTGCCGGACCTGCGTGCCCGCAGCCGCGACCTGGCGCGCAACACGCCGGTCGCCGCCGGCGCGATCGTCACCACGGTCACCGGCGTGCTGGGCTCCGGGCTCGAGCTGCAGGCCAGCATCGACCACGAGGCGCTCGGCATCACGGCCGAGCAGGCCGACGTCTACGAGCGCGAGCAGGAGCGCCTGTTCCGCGCCTTCGCCCGGCGCTGCGACTTCACCAGCGTGCAGTGCTTCGACGAGCTGCAGGAGCTGTGCCTGCGCGCCGAGCACGAATCGGGCGACGCCCTGATCGTGCGGCGCTGGCGCAAGGATCCCGGCGACGTGTTCGGCACCAAGCTGCAGGTGGTCGAGGCCGATCGCCTGTGCAACGCCAATCGCGCCGCCGACACCGACACGCTGGCCGGCGGCGTCGAGATGACGACGCACGGCGTGCCGCTGTTCTATCACGTCGCCGACAAGCACCCCGGCAGCCTGCGCACGCAGCCGACGAAATGGGAGCGCATCCCGGCGCGCACGCCGGCCGGCCTGCCGACGGTGATCCATCTCTTCACCCGCACGCGCCCCGACCTGACGCGCGGCGTGCCCTACCTCGGCGGCGTCATCGAGCACCTGAAGCAGATCAGCGACTACAGCGACGCCGAGGTCACCGCCGCCGTCGTCGGCGCCATGATGACGGTGTTCGTCGAGACGCCGATCGACGAGGACGCCGAGGGCAACCCCTCGTTCGGCGAGAAGACGAACGCCCCGCGCGAGGTCGGCCTCGGCAATGGCGCCGTGGTGTCGCTGATGCCGGGCGAGAAGGCGAACCTGGTCAACCCGTCCAGGCCGAACCCGCAGTACGACGCCTTCTGGAAGAGCTTCATGTGCCAGGTCGGCGTGGCGCTCGAGTTGCCGGTCGAGCTGCTGATCAAGCACTTCACGGCGAGCTACAGCGCGTCGCGTGCCGCGCTCGAGATGGCGTGGCAGACGTTCAAGCGCAAGCGCGACCGCTTCGCGTATCGCTTCTGCGACGAGGCCTATGGCTGGGCGATGGACGAGGCCGTCGCCATGGGCCTGATCTCGCGGCCCGGCTACTTCGCCGACCCGATGATGCGTGCCGCCTGGCTCGGCGCCGAGTGGATCGGCCCGCCACGCTTCAGCCTGCAGCCCCAGCAGGAAGCCGCCGCCGACGAGATCGACATGCGGCTGGGTGTCAAGACCGGCGAGCAGGTCTGTCGCGAGCGGACGGGCGGCGAGATCGAGAAAAAGCTGCCGCAGCGCAAGAAGGAACTCGCGATGCTGCCGCCGTCGGCGACGCAGCCCGCACCGACCGCGCCGAGCCCCGGGCCCGAACGCCGTTCGGGCGATGGCGAGGACGAGGGCGCGGATGAGGACGAGGACGCCGCCGCCGAAAGCGAAGCCGCCTGATCTTTTCATATTCCTCTCCCCCTATCGGGGGAGAGGAACATGAAAGAGTGCGATGACCTTCCTCATGCCGCACATCGCGGCGCGCCTGTTCGGCACGCCGCTGCTGGTCGACCCGGGCAAGCTGGCGGCGATCGTCGTCGGCCTGGGCGGGCGCATCGTCGAGGGCGGCATTGCCCTGCCGGCCGACATCGTCGCGGTCGATCACGTCGCCTTCGGCCGCGGCCGGCCCTCACAGCCCTATCTTGCCGACGCCATGAGCGCCGCCGCCCTCGGCCGGGTCGGCGATCCTCTCGGCAGCGCCTACGAGGCGCGCGGCGTCGGCAACCGCCTGGTGCCGCGGGTCGGCAAGGTGGGCGTCATCGCGATCGAGGGCAGCCTCGTGCACAAGGGTCGGTTCGTCGGCCAGTCGAGCGGGCAGACCTCCTACGAGGGCCTGCAGGCGCAGATCCAGCGCGCCGGCCGCGACCCCGACATCAAGGGCGTCGTCCTCGAGGTCGACAGCTTCGGCGGCGAGGCCGCGGGTGCCTTCGAGACCGCCGGCATGATCCGCGAGCTCTCGGCCGCCAAGCCGACGCTCGCCATCCTGACCGACTTCGCGCTCTCCGCCGGCTACCTGATGGCCAGCCAGGCGCGCCAGGTGGTGATGGGCGAGACCGGCGCCGCCGGCTCGATCGGCGCCGTCACCCTGCACTACGACATGAGCAAGCGGCTCGCCGACAACGGCGTCGCCGTCACGGTGATCGCGTCGGGCACGCACAAGGCCGACGGCAACAGCTTCGCGCCGCCGCCCGACGAGGTGCGC